TTAAGGATTTCATCAAAATCACCTAATGCACCAGAACCAGGAGCAGCAGCACCAGCAAATCCAGAATATACGTTACCTCTATTTTCAATAGCAGCAAATAATCCTTCAGAACCTTTGATTGGCTGAGCAATTGGTAATCCAGCTTGAGTTGGATAGTTAGCACCTACAGCACTTCCATCAGGAAATACTCCACCAAAATCATAATCTTCAGTTGCTCTACCACCCTCAGTGCTATATTGAACTGCTTCAACCATAGCCATTTCTAAGTAATCATCAAATCTTAGTCTTGTTTCAGACTCAGACTTTAGATACCATAAATAACCTGATGTACCATCTTCAGTAGCAACTTCAATCCAACCGATTTGAGCAGTGTCAGATCCGTTAATTTCAAAGTTGTCTTTTAAGATAATAGGTGAGTTAGAATACTGAGTAAACTGTGGTTGAATAGAAGCATCCATACCTACAGATCCTTTAGCAAACTCAGAACCATATACAAACAATGTAGCGATATTAGCTCCTTTCAATGAAGCAGAAAGCCCAGCATAAGTTGTTTCGTATAAAGTACACTCTAAAGTATCAGCAGGTGAACCACCAGCGTTACTAACAGATTGAACTAAAGCTTTAGCTGTTACTAATCCTGTAGCTCTATCAGCGATCAAAATAGTTTGACCAACTCTTACAGCACCACTTGGAGAATCAGCACCAACTGTACTTGTTCCTAAATCCAAAGTAATAGCAATGTTGTTTGCTCCTGTACCAGCGGCAGTACTAACATTTCTATAACCAATGTGTAATCTATTTTGTTCAGACCAAATAACTTGATCAGATGTCATAGGCATTTCAGCGCCTACCATTCTTAAAAATCCAGATAAGGTTCTATTACCATATCTTTCAACCTCCTGCTCGTATAACTCAGGAAGATACTGCTGAGCAAAATCATTACCACTACCATCATTAAATGATAAATAGTTAGTATTCAACGCCATTCGCTCTTGTGCAGGTTTTAGTTGTGCGGGAAAACTCCCACCTGTTACAAAACTCATTTTAGTTTAATTTTTATTTTCGTTTTTTAATTTTCAACTTAGAACTATCTTGACCATTTATTGCTCTAACTTTAAGTCCTCCAATAAAAATATCTCCACCAGCAGTATTGCGAGCTTCCATATTTATATTTTTAGACTTAGCATTAATATCCCTAATAGCATCAGCTTTACCTTGCTCATAGAAATGTTGCGCAAATGTATCAGGATTTCTAGCAACGTACAAAGCTCTATGATAACCATTAGTATCTTTTATACTACCATCTTGATTTAGGAACTTCCCAACAAATGATTGTATATTACTTTGGTTTTTCATTACATCATCAACATTGTTTACTTGATATCTAAACTTTTTTTCTCCTACATTAAAATCAAAACCTTTGAAATCAGAGAATAATTGTTTTGTTTTACCAACAAACTCTTGATGAAAGTCAGCTGCTTGTTGCTGTTCTTTGTTGTATCTATTGAAAAACTCCATAGCTTTTTTTTGTTCCTGAGTAACTGACGGCCTCAACTTGATTTCGTCATAGTATTTATTTTTGGTATCCTCCAAAAACCTACGGGCTTTTGCAATTTCTTCTTTATATGCTAGTTGTTTCTTTTTTATAGTACGCTCTTCTTCTTCGTCTTCGTCCCATGAAAAATTATCTTCTAGTATAAAATTTATTTCTTCACTGTTTAAATGTGGTTTAGTTGTTTTATAATATTCTCTTAATAAAACACTTTCATCTACATCTGTATAATCAGCATTAATTCGTACATAATCTTCTACAGTTCCACCAGTATCTTCCATAAATGCTATAAGCTTTTCTATGTTTTCTGGAAGTTCTCTTTGTGGTGTAGTTTCAACAGGTGTTTCTACTTTTGTTTCTGTAGAAACTTGTGGTTCTTGTTCTTTAGTTTCTTCTTTATTTTCTTCTTCAACAACTTCTACTAAAGGACTAGTTACTTCTTCCTGTTGCTCATTTTGTTCTTGCACTGGCGTTTCATTGTCGCTGGACTCCCGTACTTCTTGTACCACTGTTTCGCTACTTCCACTGTCTTCGGGTTTTTCGACGCGAACATCGCTTTCATTTGTGCTTTGTTCTTGAACGGCATCTTCTTGTTTTTTAGTTAAATCTAATTTTATTGGTTCATCTTTTTTTACCAATTTTCTAGGTCTACCTGGTTTCTTTTTAATCTTTAATCCTTCAGTTTTTGGATTTACTTCAGGCTTTTCTTTTGCTTTTATTTCTTCAGCCATAATATGATATTATATAATTATTGTTATTGTGGTGCAAATTGCTCTAAGCCAAATCCACCTAATGCATCATTACCAGCAGACTCAAAGTTTATTGGTAATGTGTCATTTTTTCTTTGCTCAATCATTTGTGATTGTTGTGAACCCGATATACGAGTTCTCTTATCTTTTCTATCTTCAATTTCTTTTTCTCTTGTAGCTTCTGCTTCTCCTTTAGCTTTAGTTAACTGCATATTAAAATCAAACTCTATTTCCATTAGCTGTCTTTTTATTTCAGCTTCTCTTTCTAATTTAGTTATTTGTAAATTGTTTTTAGCAGTTTCTATTTGTACTTGAGTATCAGCTAAAGCTTGTTGTTTTTGTACTTCTGCTACTGCAGCAGCTTCACTGGCCTGAGCATTTGCTTGTGCTTGAGCTTGTATATTAGCTTGCTGTGCTTGCTGATCTTGTTCTTGTTTCTTTTTACGTCTAAATTTTAAAACTTGATTAGCTAATTTTACATTGTTTATTTGTCTAATATCTATTGCATCTTCTAAATATATTTGACCTGATTGTAAAGCTACTTGTATATTAGCTTCTAGTTGAGCTTTTTCTTCTTCATCTGGTTTTAATTCTAAGAATATACCAAAATCAAATATATTTAATTCAAATAAATCTTCTAATGTTCCTACATTATATGAACTTATAGCTGATCTAAGAGCTTCTCTAGTTAAATCAAACTCTAAAGTATCATTAACTCTAAGAGCCACATTTTCGCAGGTTTTAAGAGTAAGATACATACTAGCTTGTACTAAGTGTCTTGTTGCTGTATTACTATTTGCTATAGCTAATTTTTGTAAACCTACTAATGAATCACTAGCTGGTGTGCTACCATCTCTAGCTTCATTTAGTCCCGTTACATCTCTTATCATTTGTAAATAATATTGATAAGTAGAGATTAATGATTGTATTTTTGCTTGACCTGAGTTCGTAGATAATTCTTGTATTGGGACTTTACCTGGATTTGCTCCACCATCCATTGTCTGAGATCTACCTATAATAGATCCAGTTTGGAAATACATATTTAATGCTTCTTGTGGATTATAACTTGTTCCACTACCTAAATCTATTTCAGCTAAACCATCTGCATCTAGATAAACACCATCAGGCACGATACGAGACATTACTTGTTGTAACTTTAAATGCGTTAATTGTATCATGTCTGCAAATCCAGTTATTCTACTAACTAAACTTTCAATACGACCTTTGTACATACGCGGAGCACATAATGTATAGTTCATGTTTACTTTTGATAAATTAGAAGTTGGCCTTGTCATATTCTTCGCCATTTCCCATTTAAGTAAATCATCATGCCCTAATATTTTAGCACCACTATATAATACTTCTATTGATCTTGATACTCTATCAAAGTTATCATTTTCAGGTGGATTAAAAGTGTCAGGTTTTTCTAATGCTTTTTCTAATCCAGTATTAGTTTGTTTTATTTTAAATACTTGATCGCTATAAGTTTTGTATTCAAAATATAAAACATAAATGCTGTTGTTATCGTTTCTAGCGTTCCAATCATATACATAACTACTATTATTAGGATATTTTTGTATACGCTCTAATTGATCAGGAGTTAAATCTGGAAATTCTTTTTTAAGTTCTGCTAAATCAATTCTTTTAACTTCACCTACATACCATATATCTTCAAAATTTGGATCATCAGTATATGAATAAACTACATGAGCTGGATCTACGTAATCAATAGTAACCCCTTCTGCTTTATTCCAATTAGTTTTTACAGCACCTAAACCTAATACACATAGATCGTAATTAATTCTACGCCTTATAAGTTCATATTTATTAAAATCAAGTATATTATTTATTAATTCTTCTTCAGCTATTTCAACAGATTGCTTATAATCTAACTGCATGTGAACATCTAACTCCTCTTTTGTTTGAGGCATTTCTTCTAAGTTAGTTGTGGATAAATCCATACCAAGAGTTTGAGCTGTCTTTTCCATAAACTCTTTGGTTTCTATCTCCATTAGTATTTGCTCTGCATAATCTGTTCTCTGCTTTAATGAAGTAGGATCTTGTGCAAAAGCTTTTATGTCATATATTTTTTCTGACATACCATTAACAACGATATCTACAAACTTAGGAATAACAGGTATTGGTTTCCAATCAAGATTTAAATAAGATAAATCACCATTAATAGATAATTCATCTTTATACTTTTGTATGGGTTGTTCAGCTCTAGCATACAACCTTAACATTCTAAAATTATTGTATTGAGTAGAATATCTATTACCTAATCCAGTTCGTATCCCACTAAACCAATCGCCTTCTATAGCTTTACCAACTTGTAAACCATATTCATAGCTTTGTTTTACTTCGTCTGATACTACTTGGTCCGGAAATATACTGTTATTATCAGTTATAATCATTAGTTAATTATTTTTGAAATTGATCCTCTATTGTCATATCTTTTAAAACCTAAGTTACTAGATACAATCTTTCTTTCAGCCACTGGCCTATATTTATTTTTATTACAAGCCATGATAGCTAAACCAGAACTAATAGTAGCATCATATTTTGTTCTATTATTTATATTAAATTTTGCCCAGTCTTCTAACGTTTTTTGAAAATACATAGAACCATATGAATCTCCTAAATCTCCTACATAATCTTCTATATAACTTTCAATTGCAGCAGCGTGTGCCTGTTTAATATCTTCACTTGTATTAGGTATACCACCTATTTCTTTTTCTGTTGTAGAAAGTTTATTCCAAACTTTATCAGGACGATTCATGCTAAAACCCCTATAACCTCTACGTTTGAAATAGTAAAGTAATCTAGGTTTATTATTTTCAGCAAGTATTGGCATACCGTAAAACACACAAGCCATAAGTACATCTTCAAAAAATATCTCAGCTGTTTGTGGTCTAGCTATATATTCTAAAAAGAAATGATTTGGAGGTGCATCCTCCATACTAAATTTAGTTAAACCATGTAACGCTCCGTTAGATCCTTTGCCATCAACAGTTCCACTAATATCATAACTATCACATCCAAAAGCACCAACATGTTCATTACCAGGGTATTTAACGCCATTCTTTATAATCACTCGATTTTGCAAGTTTTTAGATGGCACCCATGAAATTAAAAACCTACCATCTTTATTTGGTGTAAATATTACATTAGTATCTTTTATACCATTAACCCACATAAATGAACCTCTAGTAACATTAAAGCTGTTAGCTAGTTCCTCATTGTAATCTATTTGTTTGTATATTTTAGTTAAATTAAATAAACTATTTTTAGCTTCATCTCTAAAAGCGTGTTGCTCTGTACGAGGAAACTGTCTATAGTATTCATTTAAACTATCACTATCGTGTTTTAATCCTTCAACTTCGTTTTGCCAGTGTTCAACGACTCCTGTTTCAATTGGGATATTGTCCAAGCTGAGGACTGGATTTTCTGGCGTTGTGAATACAGGAAGTCCAAAAGAATCCATGAATCCTTCGTAGTTCCATTCCATAGGTATGAACAAAGAGTAGAGTCCAGAAGATGTTTGTCCGTTTTTATTTCTTTTAGTAACGTCTGAATTGTAGTATAATTTTTTGAAGTTGTCTCCACCTTTTTCTAAAGCATTTGATGTTGAGCCCATCATACATTTACCTACAATTCTAGATCCTAGTCTTAACGTAGTTTTTGTAACTCTCCAGTTGTTTAATATATTGTCAGGCCTTTCCCATTTACCACTTTCATCATGAGCTAATAGTTTTAGCTTTTCACCATCATAAGAATTGTCACCTGTGTTTTTCCAGTCTATAGTGGTATCCAACCCCTGTAAATCACGGACTTGCTCATTGGTTTCAAGTTTCCTTCTTGTAAGCTTAGACGCTGGTACTCTATAGGCGAGTTCGGTTTTAGGACGATCCATTCCGTCTTGGATAGGTTTGAAGAAGAACGGATAA